CCGACAACATCTTTGACTTACGTCTTTTACTTTCTTTTTACTTTTCTTTTCTCACCTTCTTTCCATTTCAATTTTTTTTCACTCCACACTCTTTTACTCTTCACTTTTACTACTACTTTCTTTTTGGGGAACCCAGGTTCCCCAACCCCCTCCTATTTTCAAATTTTGAATACTTTTTAGGGAAACCAGGTCGACCAACCCCCTCCTGTTTGAAATTTTTAATAGTCATTTATTAAAAATTTTGGTGAAAAAAAAATTGAAATGAATTTTCAAAAAATTACCAATCCCAACTCATAAAAGAATGACAACATTAACTCATTTTCATACAGACCCTTGCGAGAATTTTCACACTGATCATACTCAAACCAAAATGAGAGAAAATCTTCTAAAATTGCCAGAGGAAATGGAACGCGAAATACGGGATTTTGTAATTACTAATTCTTTTCGATTACAGCTTCTATTAAATAGGTATCCACTCGATAAAATGGATACTTTCTTCCGTGGTTTTACAAAACAAGAGTTAGATAGGATATACAGATATGGCTGTATAGAGAAGGTTTTGGAAAAGAAAAATGACTGGTACACCTGGGGCTATGTGAATAAAAACATAAAAGAATTGCTGAAAGACGATGAACGCACTTATATACTATTTACTTATACATCTTGGCCAACCTCGCAATTTAATGAGTACTGGAGAATGCAAAGTAAGACGCGCCAGCCATCTAAAGCTCAATATATTAGTAATATTTCGCATTTCTGCAATTTTGCACTAACCTGTTCCCAAAACACACAAAACGAACAATTTATCCAGTTCTGCGAAAAACTAGTCTATGAAGTGATTGCAGGGTCTTTGATTATGCGTAAAAATAACTTGCGCTGAATTTTGTAAAAGGAACTATCGAAGTTTAAACTAATGAATCTGGTTTCGAAACTAGCGTTATCCACTGCTAGCCTGGATTAAAAAGGGTTTAAATAAAAGTTGTTATTGAAAATGGTATTTCCCGAAGAGCATTAGGGTTAAGGAATCCGGCTTTGCCTGATTCTGAGTAGCGGGGTCTAAACTTCGTTAAACCTGAGTTCTCCGCTAACTATAGTCGCTGTATTTTGATTTCATGAAACAATAACACATATAGTAAAAAAAACTCTTTTTTTTGGGTTTTCTTTCTATTAACTCAATTAAAGATAAAACGTGGTCGTTGGAATCACCCCAGGCATCCATATAAATAAATGTTATTTTTATATACCAAACTCGGGAATTGTAAAGACGTCGCCATTCTTTACATACTTTGCAATAATTGCCGGGTTTTGTTTATTAACGACGATATCTTCCGCCTGATATACGTTTCCAAACTTATCAATATAGTAAATGATTCCTTGAATGTCCTGCGCCCAGACCTCCACCTTTTGGGTTGTAGGCTTTTCATCATCTTGCGAATCAACAATTCCATGCGGCGTTCCTTTAGAATGGGTACCACAAAACTCGCAACCTTCCTTTTTACGCCTTGTACACTGCTCATTATTCGCCCTCTTCGCGCAACATCTATCAAAGAAAGGTACCATGTTCTTTACTCGCTTCCTCTTTTGAAAATCATCCTTCTGAAATGTCAATCGCTCGTAGTCAAATATATGTTGCAAAAGTTGATTATTGGCATCTCCAATTGTAAGACCAAGTTGCGTTGCCTTTTCGCGAACACTATCCTTAAATTCACCAATATAAGTTTCAATCTTCTTGTTCAAACGGCGCTCCATCTTTAAGTTATATTACTTCATTATCTTTAGTTCAATTTTATTATATATTTGTAAACAAGCTTAAAGACTCTGCAAATTCCATCTCTGGTTTATATGGTAGAAATGATTTTTTTATATGACTTTAAATCCTTATTTTTTATAGAATAGTTAATCATATTTATTATTTTATTTTTATAGTCATCAGTAATGGTGCTCTTATAAAGCCTAGCAATAATATTTAATGGGTGCAACGTTTCACATTTTAAATTATTAACATTTACCTTTGCATGTTTTTCCATTAAAATATTGTAAAGAATATTACCATCGTAGTTTACTTTTTTAACATTTTCAAAACGTCCAATAAATTTTTTTGCTTCAATCATTTTTCCCTTATAAAATAATTTATGATCGCCAGTCATTATAGTTTCTTTATTAGGATAGGTTAACCCAAAGCAATCTTTAGCAAAAGAAACTAGATAATCGTCTATTCCAGTCGTCTGCGTTATTGCAACTATTTTATTATTTTTTATTGTGTTTATACTTGGGTTCAAATCGCAAATGTTTATTATTCCCTGGTCGGTCATTATTGGAGTATTTCCAGGAAAGCAAATATTTGATATTGGTATAGCAGCTAACAAAGCTTTAATTAACGCATCGCCATATATACTACCTAGACCAGTAGGTATATCAAACCTAGTTGTTGTTTGGTATGGCCCATCATTTCCAAGAACAACATCGTAAAAACACTTTTCATAAGAACCTTTATTTTTATATATTATGTTATACAGAACATCTTGTAAAAGAATGGGTGTTCCCGGATTAGTATATTTATAGTTACTTGGTAAAATAGTAGTAAATTTCGGCTTATCATGATTAATGAAAGATTGTATTAAATTAGATATTATTCCAGCGGTAACTGGACAAGATAAACTTGTCCCACCATATTCTAAAACTTGAAAATCAGTCCCGTTCGTTGTATGTATTATATTAACTCCAGTATCCGGGTCAGCTATACACGCCACGTCGGGACAACATCTTTTTGAATATTCTTTTATATGTTTGACGCCTTTTTGGTAGACCGGTTTAACTATTAAACTAGATGGTCCGCACCCGCCTGCAAATTCATCATCAAAATACCACGTCGTTTGACTCATATCTCCAGAACCAGAGTCATAGTAGAGCGATGTTCCACCAACCCCAATTACATTTTGCGAAGTCGCTGGGTAGGATACTTGCGTTTTATCTCCTGACGCCGAAAAATAACATATATTATTATTGCTAAAATAAGGATCACGTGTTTGTAAGTATGCCGGATTTAATAAATTATCATCAACCCCCCAGCTCATATTTATAATATCAGTAACTCCCCATTCATTGTCTTTCCAATTATCTGGATTTGACGCGTATTCAACTCCAGCATAAAGATTTGTAATAAAATTGTCTATAATTTCAATAACACGTATATGCGCATTTGGATTCATTGAATAAGCCCATTGCGTATCAATGCATTCCTCAATATCCCAACCATTCGCTGGGTAATAATCAGGATTATTTGTATTCAAATTTATAACTTCCAGCGTCGTTTTAGGTAAGTTATAAAATTCGCAAAAATTATCAAGACATTCTTGTATGTATGGATAATGATACGCAATAATAATAGTTATTACAACTTGTTTTTTACCATGTTTTTTTTGAACAGGTGTAACTTTATATGCACTTCTTAAATCATTGGGAGAATAAGGCGATCCGTCTTTTACTGAATACTTTGAAACTAACGCGCTATTTCTTTCACGTATAACATGAAAAGTCCTACATTTGAGCGAGTCATCCATTTATATTTATTTATATAAATAAAAAAATTTATATAAATAAAAAAATTATTCAACCTTTGATATCTGAATTATTTTCTTCTTTTTCTTTCAACTCGATTCTAACTTCCTCTTTTGCATCAACATCGGATACTAACTCTAGCAAAGATTCGGGAGTGGAAATTTCATTTGACTCGTGATTTGTTATTGGTTTGATAGAAAACAAAAGATTTGCTGCTGCTGCTGGGGGAGGAGGTGGTGGCGGAGGGTTGTCATCATCGTCAAATTTCAAATCATTATCAATCTCGCTATTCATAAGTGTTAACTTTTTCTGTATTAAACATAAATTTTTCAAATGCATTTCATGAAAGAAACTAATATAGTGCAAAAACATTCCAATTTTTTCTCTCATCATAGAGTTATTATAGGAAAATGCAACAACAAAGTTGTCTATATTAAGACCCATTGTCTTTTTTTCTGAATGAGACTTTAGCTCGTGTTCTTTGTTCAAAAGAAAACTATTCAAATTTTTTAAAAGCTCAATAATATTATCATGTATTGTCAAAACAAAACTAAAACTATATTCTTTTTCCGGGTCAACTGCGTCGTAAATGGGCAAACTTGCACCATCAATTGTTTTTGCTATATTTATCAAGTTTGTTCCTGGAAATGTTTCTAAGATATACTCGCAAATCTTTTTAGAAAGTTTATAGTATTCACAATATATTCTATTATGAACCGCTTTGAAGAAGCTCGTTGTTTCCTTTTTTTCTCTATCCAAAAGCGCAATTTGGAATTTTAACGAGTCAAGACCAAAAAGGTACATTTTATCTTTATTTTTATCTATTAGTTCAATGTAAAAATTTGTAATGTTAGATATTTTAATTTCCAACTTATCAAATGTGGATATTAGAACCTTATTTTTATCTATTATTTTTTGAAAGTTTGCCTTTAGATTACCAATTATAGAATCCATGTTTCCTTTTATAAAATAAGTGGATTTAATTATTTTATAAAAAAATATTATTGCGTTAATTTAAAATGATGGAGTCCGGCGACAATATAATAATAACAGATGAAACTTCCAATACATCTATCAGTTTAAGTTCTAGTTCAAGTACAAATCCTTACTCACAAATAAATAGTCCAGAAGTTAAATGGACAATTGACCACGAACAAATATTTATAGAATGGGCAGATAAAGCCATGTGCTACAGGTGGCTACATTTCAGGTCTCACGAATGGTTCTCATTTATGAATGCATTATACACTATACCCGTCATAGTTCTCTCCACAATTACTGGAACTGCAAACTTTGCGCAGTCCCATGTTCCTAGAGACTATCAAAGTTATTACGCAATGGGTGTTGGAGGATTAAATATAATTGCGGGAATTATTACAACAATACAACAATTTTTGAAAATAACTCAACTAAATGAAGCCCATAGAGTAAGTAACATTGCATGGGACAAATTTTATAGAAATATTAAAATAGAACTCGCAAAACACCCCGATGAAAGGCCGCAAGTAACCCAAATGATAAAAATGTACAAGGAAGAATTTGATAGACTTATGGAAACGTGTCCTACAATTCCCGATTACGTTGTGGTTGAATTTAAAAAGACCTTTAAAAATGTATTGGAAACTCAAGATATACGAAAAATGATATACCAACCAGAAATTTGCGACAAACTTATAGCAACAAGAGAAAGCATTAACCAATGGAATACCGCAACCAATATGTTTTTAGAAATGGGAAACGCCGAACAACAGAGTAAAAAGAGCGCACTAATCAAAGCCAAAACTTTTGAAGAAAATAAAAAAATTGTTACAGATTGGTGCAACTTATTTTTAACCCATAATAAACGTCTGCCAACGGACGACGAAATATTAGAGCAATTAAAAAGTAAATTGGACGAAGAGACATTAAAAACTATTATTAAAGCAAATCAGAGCGTTGGTTCGCAAAATGTATAAACCGCATTTGCCTATTGTTTTATCATTTACAAAATACTTAAAAATATCGCGGTTGTTATATTATATGAAATATATAACAACTATTATAAAAAAGTTTATGCCAAAGGAAATACCAAAACCAGTTGGTAGATGGAGAATAGAGAATTGTAATACGCAAATGAACCAAAAAATAGATTTGTCAAATGAAGACCATTGTGGACCTTGCGGTCAATATGCATTAGAAAAAATAGAATTAAAAAATAATAAAACAACTGATTTGGATCTTAAAAATTTGAAATAATATTTTTTTCAGAGGCGCCTCTAGAGTGTAGGGTCTGAGTTTGGTAAAATAAGAATAGAAAGCACTATACTTGCGTAAAATACTAAATAGTACCTATATGTATTAGAACCAACGCCATAAAAATTCAATATTTGAATGAGAGCATAAAAAAATATGATTGCTATTCCTATAATTGTAATAATTCTTGCTGCGCTCATCTTATTATATTTATTAAAGAAATAAATATAATTTTAGTTTTAATTCCAGTTATAATGCAATTTAATTCAAAATACTTTATAAAATAAAGATATTTTCGCTCAGTCCATGCCTTTTATTTACACGATGATAAGATATTGGCGTTTGTTGTTCATAGTCTTTTATTACCCAAAATGGCGCGTCGCTTATTGCGCTCCCATCTTCTAATGTAAGTTTTCCAATGTAAACACTATTGTAGTCTTCCGTCCATTTACCATCATAATCGCTCACGCGCTCTATTTTACATTCGTAAGAATAATCGCTAGCTACTTCAGAACCTTCTTTATCTTTTAAAACTTGCACCTTATATTCAGAATCGTCTTTTTTGTCATTTGGATAATTTAGTGGAACTTTCGTACAACCCAAAAAAACTGCAAAGCGAACAAGCCCGTCGCTTGCATCTCCTTTAGCAGCGTTTGAATAATTAGTAAAGTAATAATAAGGTCCCATAATCTTATCGTTGTTTGCCTGTTCTATTCCAAAAATAGCTGTAAATCTCAACTTGTTTTTTGGAGCTCCAGAATAACATACAATAGGAACTTCAAGAGCACTATCATTTTCGTCATACAGACTGCAAAATTCACTATTGTTTTTGAAAAAACTGGTAACTTGAGAATGTATTTGAAAATTGCATACACTTTTATAGTTGACTATTTCGTCAACTAAAGTAAACCATCCTTTATCTCTTCTATAAAGCTCTTGTGCCTGCAAATCAATAGAACTCAAGTCAAAAAATATATATATTTCATTTTCTTCAACCAAATATCCTACATATTTATAATTATCGTCATTTTTATCTCCATCAAACAGATCAACCACTTCATCCAATTTTGAAATGCACTCATCAATGATATCATTTTTTCCATTATAACTAAAGCAAGGAAAAGTTACCATATCATCAAATATACCAGGTGGAAACTTATTCAATAAAAATTGTAAAAATGGAAACTTACCTGTTTGATTTACGTGGAAAGCACAAATATTCACATTTTCCACATTTGGAATATTATCATCTTTCACCAAAAAATCCAATGCACTATATTTGAAAAAAGTGTTATTTTTATAACTCTTAGCGACATAACCAGGGTCTAAATTTTCGTTCATATACTCATAATACTCTTGATTTTCTTTTTCATCAAAAGAGGGATCCTCATCCTCGCATTCAGAGTCATTTTTATCAAAAAAATTGAGTACCTTATTATTTGGCATATTATTATTTGTTGTTCTTAAGCTCTTATTTACACTACTGGGTAACATTTACACTAAATTTTTAAAATTTATTTATCTATTTTACGCTTAATTATTTCCTTCACTTTTTCTTCTCTATTTTCCATGACATGTTTAGTAAGTTCTTCGGCCATTTTTTGATCATTTGCATAATATTTTTGCAAAGCAGATAGTAATGTTTTTCCTGTGATTGGCTTTTTAATAGTATTTTTTTTATAAATAAGAGCGCCTCCATTGATATCAAAACACTCAATCTCGTTCTTTTTCATTACGTCCATTAAAGTTTCTGTCAACTTCTTCTTCTTTTCGTTTCGCTCTTTGACTTCGGCTTTAAGTTTCGCAATTTCATTGTCTATTTTAATCCATTCTTTAACACCCGTAACTAATTCTTCTTTTGTCTCCATTCTCTATAATATAATAATATTGATTTTAAATTAATATTACTATATGTTTACGCAATTACGTAGTTTTCGTTTTGAGTTTGATTTTTGCTTTGTATTGTGCTTTGATTTTTATTATGTCTAGCACAAAATTCTGAATTTGCCGCTGCTTTACATCCACATATCTCTCCTTTTCTTGGGCCAGTTTTTAGTGCTTGTTTACACCCATTCGGCGAAAATAAAACCATATTTTCGCCAGTATTCTTGGGTTTCTTTTCAGCCTTTGCTTTCATCTTTTCCTCCATTAGTTTCTGTTTTGCTAAATTTTTCTCTTCAAGTTTCAACGCTTTCTCAGCAGCCTTCTTCTCTAATAACTTATCCTTAACAGCCTTTCGTTGTAAAAACCTAAGATGAGTATAACAATAATTTTTTCCATCCGCGTGGGTTTTAATATAAGACCCATGACAACAAACTTCTGTTCCGTCAAAACTAGTAACTTTATACGCACAATTTCCAGTAAAATAATCGTCGGTTGTTTTAGTCAGAACTATATTATCATCAATAAAGTTCACCCCATGCACTTTTTCAACCCCCATATTTTCATAAAAAGGAAGTAACTTACTCTCTCTATGTCTGCAATAAGGGCAGCGCAACTCGTTCAACTTCAACACCTGCGTGTCTAGAGAACTATGTTTTGTCTTACGATTTACCAAGTCTTTAAAAAGCGGAACATAGTTGAATTTATGATTGCACTCTAAAGTTACATAATTTTCTGTTAATGGTAAATTTGTTATTAAACATAGATCTTGACTTTGGTCATCCACTTGCAAAGCATTGTCATCCAATAATTTATAAAGTTCTCCGTAAAAATCAATATTACCTTCAACGGAATACTTTGGCATTATTATGTATTTTGCGAAAAGTCTTTATATTTATTATCTTTAACAAATATAACATGTCGCCTAATAAATGGGGCCCCCCGGTTTGGACGTTATTTCATACGCTCGCAGAAAAAATAACTGACTTTGGCTATTCGCGAGTTGGAAACCAACTTTTTTATCATATTTATAGAATATGCAATTCATTGCCCTGTCCAGATTGCGCCGAACATGCTACTAACTTTTTAAAAAAAGTTAACCCAGCTTCTTTAAAAACAAAAACACACCTTAAAAATTTATTATATGTTTTTCATAATGCAGTAAATATCAGAAAATATAAACCGACATTTCACACTTTTAACATGGAAATATATAAAAGAAAAAATTTAAACAATGTATTAAATAACTTTGTTAGCGTCTACAATACTAGAGGAAATATGAAGCTTTTGACCGAGAGCTTCCAACGTGACCGAGTTCTTAGAGAATTTAAAAAATGGTTTGCAACTAATTATTATTTATTTATAGAACCGCCACCGCAACCACAACCGCAACCGCAACCGCAACCTACACCAAACCAAAACATTAATAGTGAACAAAAAAGTTCTACCGGCTCTGACATTGCAATGGTTTAGTTTACTAACTCGCCATTTTTATAGACAGCACATTTAAAAGTCTGCTTTTTCGGCATACTGCATATTTCTTTATTACTAGATGTTTCATTAAAAAACATATATCTACCATTTCCAGTTGCATACATAATAGTAGAAATTATAACACCAATACTCATTCCAGCTAAAAGGTCAAGGAAAATTGTAGACGCATCCTTTGACAATGATAAGCACCCCTCATATGATTTGATTCCTATATCTAAAAATATATAGAATACTAGTCCCGAAAATATTAACCAATTTACCGAACCATTTTGAAACATAGGCATACACAAGTACATTAAAGTAAATGCAAAAACAAAAGTACCAAATGTTGCATTTCCATATTTACTAAATTGTATTGATGTACATATTGTTCCATCAGATTTTAACTCAGGAGCACCCGAATACTCCAAAATATATCTTCTAATGATAGCTGCGCCTAAAATAAAACATAAATAAATCAACCCTTTGAAGTTTTGAAATAAAAAGGACATTGAAACAATTAAAATAATCAGTATAATTGGAGAGAAAAAAGATATAAAAAATATAAAATTCAAAGGCTGCGAAAGAATAAAAGTCTTCCCGCCAACACTATAGTTGTCTTGAACATTCAAAGGTGTTTCTTGGCCTCCATACATTTTCTTATTTTTTGATTTTGTCATATATATAATAATAAGAATTATTTTATTATTATACAAATTATTTTATATCGGAATTGAATTGAAAAAACTCTTATTCAAAAATCATTTCAAATACTTCTTCTATTGAAATTACATAATGAAATTTTAAATCCAAAAGTATAGGACTATCTTTATACTTAACAATAAAAGAGTCTATATCTTTTTTATTTTCTAGAGGATAGATAAATTCTTTTACTCCAGCTTTTATTCCGCCCAAAATTTTGAAATCTAAACCGCCTATTTCTGTAACTTTTCCGTCAAGCGCAACCTCTCCAGTTAACGCTATGTGGTTCTTTATTTTTTTATTATTGAGCAAGCTATATATTGCGCTTGTTATTGCTACGCCTGCAGAGGGACCATCCTTAGGCACACTTCCTTCCGGGCAGTGTATATGGATTCCGCTTAAAATAGATAAATGTTCCTTCATAACTAGCTCTCTTCTCTCTTTACTGGTTAAATCCCATGCCAAAGTTAACGCCACATTCATACTTTCTTTCATTACGTCTCCCTGCATTCCTGTCAACTTTAAATTCAAAAATTCATCCGCTGGATAAAACTTTGCCTGTATTTGGATTATTCCACCTTGTCCCATTGAGTTTGCCCACATACCATTAATTATTCCAACAGAATTTTCACTATGTATTTTTTTATGTTTTATTTCATGTTTGCCCTTAAAATATTTATTTTTTACAGCGTCGCTTGTAATACAAATAGGCAAGTCCCCTTCAAAAGACGATTCTTTTAAAACGCTCAAATTTATATCACTTACAAGTTCAAAAAGCAATTCTTTCAATTTACGAACGCCCGGCTCTGAAGTATACTCCTCTATAATTAACTTCAAAATATCATCTTCAATTGTTATTACATCTTGCAATCCCATTTTTTTATAAATTTCCGGTAAAATATGTGTTTTTGATATAATCAACTTATCTTCCAACGATAAGCTTGAAAACTTAATTCTATGTATGCGGTCCAGCAATATTTTATCAATTGAATCTACATCATTATACGATAAAATAAAGAGAGCTTTGGATAAATCCAAATCAATTCCAGAAAAATATTTATCCTGAAAGCAATCATTTTGCGTCGAGTCCAAAAGATGAGTTAAAATTCCCACAATTTCTTTACCATGTTCAGTTTTACTTATTTTGTCCAGTTCATCAATGAATATTATCGGATTCATACACTTCTTATCAATCAATATTTGAACAATAGAGCCCCAGGTTGATCCCACATATGTATAATTATGACCATGAAGCGTACTTCCATTGCTATCTCCGCCCATTTGTATCATTGAAAATGGTCTACTTGTGCCTGTTTCATCTTTCAAGCAATTGGCTAGTCCGCGCTTAGCTAACGACGTTTTACCGCATCCTGGCGGTCCCTCGAACCCAAAACAATACCCATCTTGTTCACCATTTATCCATTGTCCAATTATTCTTTCTATTTGTTTTTTAGCGTTATCGTGACCATGAACCGCCGCATCAAGCGTGACTTTTATATCACTCATATAAGATTTAATGTTACAAATATTTTTTTTGAGTTTTTTCATATTATCGTCTTCCGAAGAAGCTATTTTTGTTTTGATGCCCGTCAGCTTTTCAAAAGAGTTTGGTGCATTTTCATTAATAAAATTAACCGCGTTTTCTACTTCAGCCTTTATTGAATTTTTATTTTTGCCAGAAGTAATAATTTTTTTTATGTTCAGATTATCAGTTTTTATTAAATCATTTATTTTATTTGCATTCGATAAAAGAGAATTTTTATCGCAATTTATTAATTCTTTTTTAAGGTCGTCAAAAGTCTTATTCTTTTCTTTTAATTCCAAAAGAGAATTATATTTGGTCAAATACTTTATTATTTCAATGCTTGTATAGTTTGACTTTATATTGTCACCTATCTGCATTTTTTCAAAAACATCGTCATTTTTTATTAAGTCATTAAATGCCATTTTTATTTCGCCCATGTTATCTAGAACGGGCTCTCTCTTATAAATTCCAAATGGAATTTTCAATAAACCATCCAAATACTGCCGCGCTTTAGACCCAGAGTCTTCGGACTTTGCCTTTACTTCTTTCAACTTTGCCATAGCCTTTTCTTTTACATTGTCATTTGCTTTTAGCAAACAAATTTGTTGTTCTAATGGTATTTTATTCATGTCAAAACTCACAAGTTCATTAGTATATTGAATTGTTCTTTTCATTGCATCTCTAAAAAATTTCTTAATGGACCAAGGAAAGCTATCAAAAAGAATCGTCTGTTCCTGAGTATCAACGCTACCATTTGAATCGTTAGATAAAAGGTCGTATAATATATACGCAAGATACTGATTATCATAATTTTGTGACGACTTAACAAGCAATTGGATAAGTGTTAACCTTTTTGAATAAAGATCGCATTGAATAAACTCGCGAATAATAGTTGAAAGAGAGCGATGTTTCAAAACATTCAAATTACTTAATAGCCCTGCAAACTTATTATATATTTCATTATGAGAGTGAATTAAGTAATCTTTCAATGACAACGCTGAAACAAAACAAGCAAATGATTCTTTATGAAACTCTGGCTCTTTTGGTTTATTTTCATTGATAAGTTTAATTTTATTTGATATATACTCGCTATGCAAAAAATCTACTATAACATCATCAAGAATGCCATAAATCATCAAGTTTTTTTTAAACTTTGAATTGTAAAAAAATATCTTGACGCCATAAACTTTTGAATGAAATTGTTTTGCAGACAATGATATATCATAGCAGTCCAAGTTTTTGGACTTATCTGTTATACTAGTTTCTTCATTTTGCTCCGAAGTTTCAGACTTTTTCAAAGTTGCAACTTTATACCCTGTTGGATGAAAATATTTTTTTAATATTTCAAACTTATTGATGTCAACATCATTATTCTGAGCGCAATAAGAGTTATTTGAACCAAAACAAATTGATAATAAATCTTCTAATAACTCAGTCCCATAATTTTTTAAAATAGTCGACAAGTCGTTATTTATTATTTGTAAATTATTTATTAACGAATCTGTACTTATTGTGTTCATTGTTTGAACAAAAGTTTTAATTTTATCATTCAAATCATTCAAAACATTTATGCATGTATTAACATCGCTTATTCCTAAAATATCATACATTTTGTTCTTTTGAATATGAAGTATTGTCCTTTGGATAACATCTTGGAAAAATGACATCTTTTTATTTGCCAATAGAACCACTTCTATTGGATGCTCCACTAATTTATGTTTTTTTTCGGTCATTAATATCTATATATATTTGTTTTTCGCATATTTGCTCCTTTATATTTTTGGTAAAACATGATATTATGGTTTAATATATAGGCAAATGTATTAAACATTTAAAGGCATATTCAATAAAGCGAACAATGGGAATCCCCGCATATTTTAGCTACATTGTAAAGAATCATCCAGAAATTATTCGTCGTCTTTTGCAAAATGATATGAGCATTGATAATTTTTATTTGGATAGCAATTCAATCATTTACGACTGCGTACATAACATTGACATCGATCAAATAACTGATTCCATAGCAATTTCCATCATTCATAAAGTTATTCAAAAGATTGAAGAATATATTGCTCTAATAAAACCAAGAAACATTGTGTATATTGCTTTCGATGGTGTCGCTCCGGTTGCAAAGTTAGATCAACAGCGTGACAGACGATACAAGTCATGGTACCAAGGTTCTATAATGAGACAAATAGATAAAACTAAAACGGCCGACCCGTTCAATACAACATCTATTACTCCTGGAACAAAGTTTATGAGCACTTTAAATCGAATGATAACAACTCATTTTGGGATGAACAAGGATAAATTTAATGTAAATGAAATTTTTGTTTCAACTAGCGATACTCCTGGGGAAGGCGAACACAAGATATTCGAATTCATTCGCACGTCTAAGTTTGTTACAAGCGACTCAACAAACATTGTTTACGGACTCGATGCAGACCTTATTATGTTAGCAATGAATCATTTGCCAGTAAATAATCAAATCTATCTATTCAGGGAGACACCGCATTTTATCAAAGCAATAGATAGTTCCCTTTTACCCAATGAAACATATTTATTGGATATTCCCGAGTTTTCAAAAATAGTTAGTGAAACAATGAACAATGGTAATGGAAAAGGAAAGCAGCGAACGTATGATTACATTCTACTTTGTTTTTTCTTGGGGAACGACTTTATGCCGCACTTTCCATCTATAAACATACGAACGGGTGGCGTTGATAAGATGCTAAATGCATATAAAGCAACTATTGGCGATTCTGACGAAGTTTTATGCGACGGCAACACAATTAATTGGAAAAATATGAGACAAATAGTAAAATTTTTGGCTGACTTGGAAGAGCATCATATCAAAACAGAAATGAAGGGGCGTGACCGCCGTGAGAAAAATCATTATCCAAGTGATACTGCGGAACAACTATATGCAAAGTTTGACGCAATACCCACTTACGAGCGAGAATTAGAAAAGTATATAAATCCATTCAAAGATGGATGGCATGATAGATACTATAAAGCGCTTTTTAATATGGATGTAGCAAACGACGAAGAGCGAAAGAAACAAATATGTTTGAATTATTTATCTGGTCTAGAGTGGACCATGAAATACTATACGAGTGGCTGCTATGACTGGAGATGGTCGTATAACTATAGCTACCCACCTCTACTTGTCGACTTAATAAAATACGTTCCTTACTTTGATACAGAGTTTATTAAAAAGAAGCCAGCAAACCCAGTCGCCCCTCTCGTACAACTATGCTACGTCTTGCCCAAAGCAAACCTGGAATTACTTCCAAGGTCATTATGCGAAAAACTCATAAAGGAGCACGGAGACTGGTATACTAGTGACTGCGATTTCCTTTGGGCGTATTGCAAATATTTCTGGGAATCTCATGTTCAGTTACCAGATATTGATATAGATGAACTTGAAGCTTTTGTAAAAGAAAATCCAATTCAAGAAGGCGCTCTTTAAGCTGATTTGTGAAAAATAATATATTTTGGCCGGGCCGAAAAATACTATTCGGCCAAAATAACTTAAAGAAGAAAATTCGGATTTCCAAAAGTTTTTTGGGTTGGCCGTTTTTGGACATTTATTTTTGTCCATTTTTCAAAACCCAAAATACTTTTGACTTTTTTATTTTCACTTTTTTTGAAAAAGTTGACTGAGAGCATAATGATGTAAATACCAAAATAATAATTTTAAGTTATGGGTTGACTTATTTTTTTGAAATTTTGAATTTCTTTTGAAAAGAATTTAGACGATTTTTTATGTGTATAAATAAAGTAACAAATGGAAACAAATTTGTCGCAAAAAATCGCAAGAAAATTCGAATGCACTAGTTGTGACTATAGATGCAGTAACAAGTTTGATTTTGGAAAACATTTATTGACACGCAAACATGAAAAACTTGCGACAAGTAACACTTTAGTAACAAATGGAAACATGGAAAACGCAAAAATCGCAAACACTGACACTTTTGCGTGCAAAAATTGTGCTAAAGTATATGCGTCTCGAAAGGGATTATGGTGTCATAATAAAAAATGCGTTCAAAAATTAGAAAACATTGAAACAAAAACAAATGATAATGAAGTAATTTGTAAACTTATAAACCAAAATATTGAGCTAGTTACTCAAAACCAAGAGTTCAAGCAAATGATGATGGAGCAAAATAAACAAAACGCAGAACTGCAAAAACAACTTCTTGATCTAGCAAAGGAGACCAAAGTTACAAATATAAATAATACGAATAACACAAACAACAAGTTCAATATGAATTTCTTTCTCAATGAAAAATGCAAGGATGCCTTGAATATAATGGATTTTGTTAGTTCTCTCCAACTACAATTGCAGGACTTGGAGAAAACTGCGGAACTAGGATATGTGAATGGGATTTCGAGAATTTTCATTAATGGTCTGAAACAACTTGACGTTTATAAACGACCCATTCATTGTAGCGACGCCAAGAGAGAAACACTCTATGTAAAAGATAACGATTCTTGGGAAAAAGAAGATACTGACAAAAAGAAGATTACAAGAGCCATTAAACATATTTCTATACGCAATGCGAAGCAGGTTGGCGCTTGGACAAAAGAAAATGAGGGGTATAACATATCATCGAATAAAAAAAGCGACAAGTATTTAAAAATTGTATCGGAAGCCAATGGCGGGGAACCCGAAGAATTAAATAAAATAATTAAAAATATTTCAACTAATGTTCTTATTAATAAGGATGAAATTTAGCCAAAACAAATATGTTTAAACAAACGAATATAAATGTTTCTACTTATTATAATAATGGCTCAAAAGAAGGTTATTAGTGTTTTTGAAAGTAGGCAGGAATTTTTGAAGTTACTAGAGGTCAATCCTGGTCTTGTAATTGTGAAGTTGGGAGCAACTTGGTGCGGTCCTTGTAAGCAAATCGCTCCCATTGTTCATGGGTTTTTTGGTACATCGCCAAATGATGTCGTTTGTGCTGATATCGACGTGGATGAGAGTTTTGATTTATATGCATATTTTAAGAGTAAAAAAATGGTGAATGGAATTCCTGTAATGCTTTGCTATAAGAAGGGTAATACCACATTTATTCCAGACGATAGCGTTACTGGAGCCGAGCCTGGCGCACTAGACGCATTTTTCAAGCGATGCGGGGCACATTTAAACCACGTTCGAGCCATGAACCCTAATCCTAAGACTATAAAGCAATAAAAAGACAAATCATACTTAAAGCGATGACTTTCAATATAATTTATGGATTATATTGAAAAAAAATCCACAGAAGATATGCTTAAAATTATTATACATATAGAAAAATATTTACTGGATGATGATTATGGAAATGCATTTCTTATGTTTTTACTACAAAGTGAAAGAATGACTTCTTTAGATAGAGAACAACTAATTAAACACTTCAACAAATATTTTAGAACAAAATTTTCTGTAAAAAAATAGCGGGGGATCTTACTTCATTAAACGTTAAAAGAATTACTGAATATTCTTATACTTGGCGATGGCAGCAAGAAGGTCTGCTTTTGCTATGTGAGGCTGACATTCAAGAACATCGTCAATGCATATGTCGTCATCGTAGTCGTCGCTTACGCATTCGCAAGACGATTTTTTCAAAACATATTTAGCGCAAAACTCGGGAGTAAGTGTTTGGTACATCATAAGTGTAACCTTTGATAGATGCGAAATGTTGTCCTCAAGAGTTTTAATGTCATATTCCTTTACTTTAAGGTTAATGTTATGCACAATCTTACCAGACATGTTGCGTTATTTTTGATTTTAAATAACGTAGTATTTAAGTTTCAATTTTTTTAATGTTGATATATTATAAGCAAAATGGAAGAGTCTAAATTTGTTCTTTTTGGATGTTGGAATTCACGACTATGTGGAGATAATGGTAACTCTGTGTCCATGGTTACGAGAGCATTACGCGATTACGCGCCAAGTCACGGAGTTCAATATTTAATAGTTGCAGGGGATAACTACTACCCAATAAAGAATAAAAAAATTAAAGACGATGTTAAACGCAAAGTGATTAACAAAACTCTTTTAGAATCTGGCTTCAGATGCCTACCTGAAATGCCAACGTATTTATTATGGGGAAATCACGACTTGGATAACTCTGATAAACTACTCGTTTATAATAGAGAACCAACTCTTCCAAATGAACCCTTTGACGAAACCATTATAAGTATATCCGATCCTACTCTTTTGGATGCACAGGCTAAACCATGCACCATATTAGATTTAGAGATCGATTACATAAGAACAAAACCAAACATTATGATTCCTGGAAATAACTTAGTTTTAACAAAGTATGACGAAGGAACTAATACTTTTATTATTATGTTGGACACGACAATGTATGAAATAGGTAAAAAAGATAAGAATCAGGTTACTGAATGTTATGGAAAGTTTTTGGGAATGCCAGGTATAAGTTTACAAGGCGTTAAAAATATACAAGAAGCTGAAATTACTAGAATTATTACTGATATGATAATTCCTAATGAAAGAATAGAAAATTTGATTATAGTTGGCCATCATCCGCTATTTTCCGTAAAGCGAAAAGAAGAAAAGGATGGGGGCAAAGACATAATTGATGGTATGCCCGGTATATATGGAGTTCTTTATAATAAAATAAATTTACCACTTAGAAATGCTCAAAAGTATTTGAAATATTTTTACTTGTGCGCAGATTTACATAGTTACCAAATGGGAACATTATATATTAAACCAGGACCAGGACAAGGTTCAGGAGATATGGTAATAACGCAATATATTACTGGAACTGGTGGAACCAAGCTTGACCCTATATTGCAACATAATGGTCTTAGAACGGAATTTTTTACGGATGACGAGGGACAAGTTTTAGCTACATACAAAATGGAAACAAATAGAAAAACGCATGGTTTTCTAGAATGTTCAATAAGGCGCGGCGGACCACCATTATTTAATTTTATTCCTGTAGCAACACCAGAATCAATGCCTAGCGCAGGCGGTGCTAGACGTAGAAAAAAACGAATTTCTACCAAGAAACGAAAAAATAGCAAGCGCTCAAGAAAAAATAGACTTACGCGCAAAGTAAAGCAAAAAAAATGCACAACAAAATATTAGATTAGATATTATTTAAATTACTTATACTTAAATAATTTCCTAGTTATGATTAAATGGCAAAGCCGAAAACCAGTTCTGATTTAGATTTAGATATAGACAACTATGACTTAGAAGACATTCTACGCCTTTTTAAATTAGAAATTGACTTTGACGAAAATGACCTTAAAGGTGCGAAACGCATTGTTTTGCAAACCCATCCCGATAAATCGCAACTTCCGGCAAAATATTTCATCTTTTATTCGAAAGCATATAAGGTTCTATTTAACATTCATGAGTTTAGGAATAAATCTAGTAATAAAAAAGAAGAGGAAACCTATAGTGCACTATCCAATGAAGATAAGAATCGAGTTCTAGGCGCATTTTTTGAAAAGAATAAAAAGTTGAAGGATTCGAATAAGTTCAATGCTTGGTTTAACGAGCAGTTTGAGAAAAATAAATTAGCTGCAGAAAGCGAAGAGTTTGGTTATGGCGACTGGCTACAATCTGACGCCGACGTCGAAAAAGAGAAAATAATTTCTTTATCAGAAATGGCGACAGAATTTGATAAAAAGAAGAAGCAAGTCAGAGCACTAGTAGTTCATAAAGACATCCATGAAACACAGGCAAATAATTTGGGCGCGTCAAATTTGAGTGGAAGTGCCCCCGAAGAATATAGCTCCGACTTGTTTAGTAACTTATCATATCAAGACTTGAAACGGGCGCATACAGAATCAGTCATACCCGTAACTGATGAAGACTATCATAATACACGCAAATTCAATAATGTAAACGAGTATATGAGTTATAGAGGCACACAAGATACAAAACCCTTATCAGAAGCTCAAGCACTAGAATATTTCAAAAATAAGTCCAGAATTGACGATAGCGAAGCATCGAAACGGGCGTATGAATTAGCGAAAGGTGTAGAGGCAGCTAAAAAGAAAAATCAAAACTTTTGGGGAAATATTATGAAACTAACCAACAACTAATAACCTCGATTTCTTAGTTTTTCTTCTAGAGCCATGCGCCTCCTCATTATAGGCCAGGACTCATATGTTTCTTGAAATTTTTCATATGCTTTTTCATACGCATTATTATCTTCTAATAAATTATTATTTTCAAGTTCTTCGTACTCAATTGAATCCCCAAAAGCCTGATTCATTTGTTCCCAATACGGATCATATGGATTATCGTCAACATACTTGTCGCAACTTTCGCAACATCCTACATCCTCAACGTCTTTGTAGTCGCCGACATAATTTTTACAATTGGGTAATCCGCCTCTGCACTTTTTTCTTCGTATTGTTTTGATTTTTGGATTTGGCATTTTCCATATTTTTCAAAAAAATATTTGCAAATCAATTTTATATAGCGTTATCCGCCGGGAGCCTAGATTAAAAATGTTAATTTTCAATAAATAAAAGTTGTTATTGAAAATGATAAGGTCTTTTCCTTCCCGAAGGGCAGGAGGGGGTCACACGAAGAGTAGAGCGGGTGGCCTTACTTCGTGAAACTTCGTTAAACCTGGGTTCCCCGCTACTATTTAAGAAATGGTTTAGCGTTATCCACCTGGAACCTGGATTAAAAAGATATAAATAAAAAGTTGTTATTGAAAATGGTAAGGATCTTTTTTTCCCGAAGGGCAGGAGGGGGCGAGCGGGGGAACCTGGGTTCCCCGCTAAAATGGTTGAGTGGCAAAAAAAATATAACAATATAATATATTATGTTTTCAGTAAAGAATTATATTATCCTTTTCGTAATTTTAATAGTATTAGGATTTTTTTATAGAAGATTTGAGGATAAGCGAATACGAGAAGAAGAGGACGATGACTATAAAGCTATTCAAAAGTATCTATTAAATGATAAAACTTTAGGTGGCATCAAAAAACCTATTTTATGGGTGCATGTTCCATATGAATATAACGCAAGAAACTGGCTAAGTTTCGGATCGAGGAGCTCTTTTGAATTGAACCAACCCTACTTATATTTAACATTTAAGAGTATTATTCAAAAATGCGACCAGTCTTTTCATATTTGTTTGATAGATGATAAATCATTTGATAAACTTATCCCAGGCTGGAATATTAATATGGGCTATACGTCAAACCCAATAAAAGACAATATGAGACGTTTGGCGCTAGCAAAAATACTTTACATGTATGGAGGTGTAATTGTCCCTGTTTCATTTTTATGTATGAGGGATTTGATAAGTTTATACGAGAAAGGAACACAAAATGGACAATTATTTATTTGCGAAAATAATGATAGAAATATAACATCAACAACATTACAATTTTACCCAGATACCCATTTTATGGGTGCGCAAAAAGAAACCCCGGTTGTTAAAGAGCTCATTAATTTTATGGAGAGAACAATATCACGTGACTATACTGCTGCGTCTGTTTTCTTGGGCGAATTTGATAGGTGGTGCGAATCAAGGGTCCGCACTGGACAAGTAATGTTGATTGATGGTTTAGAAGTGGGCGTAAAAACAATTGATGAAGAACCCATTAAAGTTGAAAACTTGTTATCCTCAAATTACATAAAATTATACGAAAAAACATATGGTATTTGGATTCCTGCAAAAGACCTAATGAATAGAAGACATTACGAATGGTTTGTGCGTATGTCACCAAAACAAGTTCTTGAATCAAACACAATAATTGGCAAATATTTACTTTTAGCAAATGTTCCTAATGGAAAGGAGGGAATGATTGTAGAAATGAAACCAAAACCTGATTGGGTGTCATTTTGGAAAACTCCATTAGGCGAACCTAATTGGGGACTTAAACCTAACTTTTTAGGGGATAATTTATTGAAACTTCCGTATCCCGATAACTAGTGTTAAAATATAATATTTTTATTTTATCCAATAATATTAATGGCGGATGAATCCGACACTGACTCAGAAAAAGTGACAGCCTCTGAACAACATGAAATGGTTGTAGATTTGGCGTCGGTTCGCATTCCAGAAAGATTTCCAAAAACAATTGTTTTATCATTAACGACGCATGGTCTTATTGTAGTTGGAATGTGGCCGGTTTCAATGCGACCTAAAATGTTTCAGGTACCTAGAGATATAACTTTAGTAAAAATGAATGCTGTTATGCCTACTATATGCAATCACGTTAATGAAGCTGATGTAGTACATATTAATGAATTAATAACGGATAAAATTAACGGAATGCCTGTTTTAGATGCAAAGGATCTACGTCAAATTTGTGAGGATATAAGACCAGAATTACTGAAGTACTCTGATACTTAAATTGCCGGACTTTACACAAGCATAAAAGAAAAATTAAAAAAAAAAGAACGAGGTGAAGATCTAACTGAAGAAGAAGAAGAAGCACTAGAGAGAGAACAGGCTTATTTGCATAGTGTCGATAGGGGATATATAATTATTGATGGAACGGGAAGTGAAATGATTAATAAACAATATGTTAGAGACAATAAAGACGCACTAAACCCGTTTGGTGACTGGCAAATTAAAGCATTAAATCTTCCAGGTCAGCCAGATCTTATTAATGAAATAGAGAGAGCAAATGGAAGAATGACTGGCGCAAGACTTGGCGAAGCAACAACAAGTTTAGAAGAAATAATTAACTTTTGCGCATCTAGGGGAAGCGAACGTATCCTTATATTTGACTTAACTTGCTCAAATGTAACAACTGACTCTAGTTATGAAAGAGAAGATTTCTTCAAAGGCAAAGATGCAGATAGAGATAGAAGAGCATATGCACTAGATATTTTGGAAACTGGAGTAAAGTGGGGTGGAACCAAAAAAAAGAGAACCCTTAAAAAACCACAAAAACCAAAAACACAAAAAAAAACAAAAAAACACGTTAAAAAACACCAAAAAAAAACGAGAAAATATAAAAAAATAATGAGAACTAGAAAGCGTTAGTAAAAAAAGAAACAATACTTACTTATTAAAATAGGAGACAAAAAAATACATTTATTGTATTTATTTTTATTTTATTTATAATAATCCATACCATTATAAATAACATCATATAAAAAGGTTTTGACATTCTTTATTTCTAGGGTTTATTTATTCCACATGCATTTATACTATAAATTTAACATTCTAAGTTAACCAATTTAAAAATTAAATAAATTATTACTATATAACTTTTTTATGAATTACAAACATAAATTATCAGTCTGTATATGCATTAAAAATGAAGCCCTGTATATTATACCTTTTATAAAACATTACATCAACCAAGGGGTTGATCATTTTTATATTATTAATAATAATAGTTTTGATAACATAGAAGAAATAATAGAAAAATCCATTTTTAAAACCTTTGTTACTTTGATAAAAGATGAACGATCTATGAATATTTCTCAAGCATATTCTAAAGTAAATGGAATTCCATCATTTTTAAATGACAATTTATATGAAATAATCATTCAAGAAACTGAATGGGCAATAGTTGTAGACATAGACGAATTTATTTATGGAAAAAATGGGTTTACATGTAAAACTTATTTAGAAACAATTTCTGAAAACGTTGGATGTATTTACGTTCTTTGGAATATTATGACTTCAAAAAATGTTAAAGATTGCGCTTGCACTGAATTTTCCATCTCTATGGGAAATTTTAAAAGATTAAACTACGATTTAATAAATGAACTTGGTTGGAATGTTAAAAATAGCAATGATTTTGGTAAATCAATATTTAGAACATCTATGTTAAATTATAAGGGCATTGGTTTACATAAAACACACACAAAAGGCGTGATGATAAATAATTATGGAGATAATAAAAATTCATGGTATGATAATTGCAATAAAATTGAATATTCTGAAAAAAATTTTAAAGAAGTTAATATTACATTAAATCATTACGTTATTCGTCATTTTGAGGACTTCAGTAAAAAGAAAAAACAATTTGAAGAAAGAAAAAATTTTTTAAAAGGAGTTTTTGAGATGTTTGATCTTGACGATAAATATTTTATATACGATAATGAAATAATGTCATATTCTTTTCATTCCAATAAAGTAAAAACATTATCTTAAATTTAGACCTTACGCAGAGATAATATTTTTATACAAAAACGCATGAAAATACCAAAAAAAACGAGAAAATAAGAAAAATAGAAAATAACATCAAATTATTTAATTAATTGGTGTTATTAAAAATAAATATAGTAAAATATATCGTAGGTCGACTTATCGTATTTGATTTGAGATATATGAATAATTTTATTAAAGTTGCATATTTGTCTTAATATAGTAGTAAAACTATTATAAGTCAATTTGCGTTCTAGATATTTTTGTTTTGAAATATGATAAAAAGGTTTACACTTTTCAATAAAATCTGTTATTTTATTATTGAAAATTGCTTTTTTGAACGAGTTATTATTAAAAATATAATATTTATCATTTTTTACACAAATTTCATCTAATAATGAATAGAGTAATTCTGAAGGAACCATTTTTTTAAATATTTGCGTAGACATAATATATTCGTTTATAATTTTTTATAAACGAATCAGCTAAATCATTTTATTGTTGCGGAAATAATAACTTATCAATTGTCGTTCTAACGCAAAATAGTCTATGTAAGATTATGCCTAAAATGAAAAAAGCTATCGTTGTATATAAAAGGGGAGTTTTGAAAATGTATGAAAAGATGGCTGCGCCAATAATAGTCTCTATAACGTCTACAATAGCTATATTGAAAACTCTATATGAATGTATACCTTTTTTAGGAATTCCAAATAAATCTTTGTATTTGCATAAGTTCATTGCTATAACTTATGCAAACATATAAATTCTGCGCCTTCTATCAATATCTTAATAACTTTCTATTTTATTAGTTAATACTTCGAGAACTTTATTTTCATCAAAGTATTCAGAACATTCAATGAAATCAAACAATGCTTTAAGGTTTGATTTGATAAACATCATTTCAAATGTAAGGAAATGTGTGTATTCTTTATGCGTTTTATAAAAACTTTCTAGAGTTCTGCCGTGTTTTTTTATAAGTGCAATAGCATTTTTATCATCTTTAAACCAGCCACTTTTTGCTTGTTGCGCAATATTTTCTCGAACTAAAAAAACAACCTTTGTTTGTGGGAATAATTCTTTAAACTCTTCTAATAATTCTATGTTACCATTGTCACATCTTATTTCTTTAAACCCCCACAATGTTGTTTCTTTTTTATCTTTAAACAATCGCATAATTAAAAATCTTATCATGCTTACAACTTCATCATAGTTATACGAATTATACCAAGCGGGTTTTACTTTTTTTTCTATTAAAAAATCGTATTTAACGGGTTTTTTACCACCTACAACTTGGTCATTTGTAGTTCGTTTGATATTTTTATAAAATCGTAATAAATCAAATACGGCACCATAGTTCTCTCCGCAAATATTACTATTTGGAATAGTATTGATAATTCTTTGTAATGTTGTTGAACCTGAACGGCCTACGCAACATAGTAAAACAATTTTATCAGAGCCTAGCTCAGCCATTACTTAATAAACCTATTAATAAATATATTAAAACTAAACGCACATATCAAAGTATTTGGATTAAATTGTTTGTAAACAATGAAAGTTCTATTTCGTCTTCATGAATGTTATGAAATATAGTAATGTATTTACAAATTACCGGTATTATTTTATATTTCTCTTCTTCGCTAAGATGAGGCGTTATTTTTATAAATAAAAAATAATTATCCAGAATATCCATTACAGAGTATCCTCTATCATATAACTCATTTAATAACTTTATGGCCCCGCGCAAATTTTTTTGTTTTAGAAAATCATTATATTGTTCGTAAATAACAAAACTGATATTTGTACACATGTTATTTGCCAACTCCAGCGTTATTGGTTTATTCAATAGTTTGAATTTTTCCATATAGTTTATAAGTATTTTTGCAGTGTTATTGCAAACATTAAGAATAAAATCTTCAGCATTTGAATCAATGACAATTTTTTCGCTATCCTTAATTTTTTGCATTATTTTTCGTAGATTCTCTCTCTGAAGCGGTTTTATTTTAATTATAGTAAATCTAGACTGAAGACTTTCTATGACTTTTTGAATATTGGAGCAAGACGCTATAAAATGAACATTATGACTATATTTATCAATACAATTTCTAAAGACTTGCTGACTTTGTTCATTTATTAAATCTATATCATCTAATATGAGAACTTTTTTTTTGTTCTTAATTGATGAACACGTTTGGCAAAAAGTTTTGACGTCATTGCGATAATAATTAATTCCCTGTTCTTTAAGACTATTGATATGTAAAATGTTATCCTCATATTCTTTAGCAGAATAATTAGAATAATACTCACGAACAAGAGCATTAAGAAGCGAAGTTTTTCCTGAACCAATATCACCTATGAAAAGAATATTCAAGTTATTCATAGCAATAAGAGTAGACAATATATCAACTATTTCTTTATCAATTTCAAAATCTTTGAAGTAGAGTGGTTGAAATTTATAAACAAATAAGTTTGCATCCATTAAATTATATATATTCGTAAATAAGTATTTAAGTTTATCTAATAAATAAATATTAATGTCTGAAAATTTTTATGAAATACTTGGCGTTCAGGAAACATCAACGAAAGATGAAATAAAAAAAGCGTATAGAAAATTGTCTTTACAATGGCATCCAGATAAAAATCCTGGTAACATTGAAGCCATAAGTAAGTTTCAAAAAATCAGTGAAGCCTATGAAACATTAGGCGATGAAAATAAAAGAAGAGAATATGACTCAAGAAACAATAATCCATTTGTTAGAATGAATAGCATGGGGGGTAATGGCGAGTTTGATGAAATGCTTTCGGCAATGTTTGGAGTCAACCCGTTTAGTGGAATGATGCATGGAATGGGTGGAATGGGAGGAATTAATGCGTTTCCACCTGGCGCAAACGTCCACATTTTTAGGAATGGAGTTCCTATCAATATTCAACAAAAACCGGCGCCTGTTGTTAAAAATATAGTTTTAAATATGGAACAAGTCTTAACTGGAGCAAGCGTCCCTATAGAAATAGAGAGATGGATTTTAGAGAATGGTAATAAAGTATTTGAAAAAGAAACATTTTACATAGAAGTCCCAAAAGGAATTGATGAAAATGAAATGTTTTTTTTAAAGGATAAAGGTCATATTGTAAATGATAACTGCAAGGGGGACGTAAAAATAGTAATAAACATTAATAATGAAACCGATTTTAGGCGGCATGGTCTAGATTTGATTTATGAAAAAACTATATCTCTCAAAGAAGCATTATGCGGGTTCAGTTTTGAATTAAAATATATTAATGGAAAGACCTATACAATTAATAATAATAGCGGTAACATTATTATTCCGGATTATAATAAAATTATACCGAATATGGGTTTGTCTCGGGATTCTTATACGGGAAACTTAATCATACATTTTGCTGTTTTGTTTCCAGAAACACTGGCAAAAGAAACAATTGATAGGTTAAGCGAAATACTATAACTTTTGCGTTAAAACTACTTAAAAACATATATATTTAATATGTATCTATAGCGTTGTTGGTGTAGTGGTAACATGCGACCCTTCCAAGGTTGAGCTGGGGGTTCGATTCCCTCACAACGCATCCAAAAGGTTAAGCCAAACCCACCCAATTTTTATACGAAAAAGAGTTAAAACCCCAAACCTTTTGTAGTGGGTTTGGCACAATCTTTCCCAAAGGCCGCCCCTTTAGCTTAGCGGTAGAGCACCAGTCTTGTATGCATTTGTTTACAGAAAACTGGAGGTCGCGAGTTCAATTCTCGCAGGGGGCTAATTAATAACTAAATAGGGTTGTATTTAGTTATTGAAAAGAAAATGCATTTTCTATTACATTCAAGTTATAATGTTTTCCATTTTATGCGCCATTTCTTCAAATGGATGTTCTTTATTTGATCTAATTACGTCTCCAATAGAGCCTGGAAATGGATTATATATATACTCATACGCTTGGTTATTGATTTGATTCCTATATATATAGGAATCGATGTCTGGATTAGCACGAACATTATCATTACCTCTCCTTTGTTTTATAATTTCAAAATGGTTTTCATTTAAATATTTCTTTAAGTCGTTTGGATACATTTTTTGATATAAATGGGTCACTTCATGAATTATAAGTTTTTCAACATCTAGTGCTGACATACTTGTAACTTGACCACTATATAAAATAATAGCAGGATATCTTGTATGTGGTAACCCACCTTCATATTCATTTCCTGTCATACATCCAAAAATAATTGGAATTTTACTAGCTTTTATATTGTCAAACCCTGGTCCAAGATTTATCTGCGTTTTACTCAGTCTTAACTTTACGGAATTAGCGCATTTTTTAAGTATTTCTTTTTCTTCTCTAGAAAAGTCATAACAACTATTTTTTATCTTTTTCACATATTCACTTTTACTTTTAACACTTCTTACAAGCAAATCATTTTCGTTAAACGTATCATAATACTTATCGCTGTTTTCTGTTAGTAATTTACATACTTCTCTCTTTGTTAAAAATTTTACGCCATTGTTTCCGCTATATAAATTATTAGATAACAAAACAAGCAATATAGATATTAGAATAAATAATAACGTAATGCGCCATTTTTTTATAAAATAATATATTTTCATTATATCAAAGTTATATAACATTGATATAATATTTTTTACACATTATTTTTGTTGAACTTGCAAACAACCTCTTGAATCTTTAGATAGTAAAAGGCCATAAGGGCAGTTGTTTAATGTTTGGAAAGGACCACCTGGATTAGTGCATCTATAAGTGCTAAAATTGCCATTAACTTCTGGTGCTAAGTTTACAAATCCTGGCCCGCAACCTTCTTTTTTGTTGCAAGTTGGTTTATTATTTGGATTTTTGCATAAAGAGTGTTGTCCAATTAAATCAACATAGTTGCCTGTTAAATTTATAGATTGCAATCCCTCTTTGTAACTATAATTCAAAAATAAGGAAATAAAAATGATAGAAATTAATATCATAGCTAATATCCTTCTTTTCATTATATTTTATATATATAAAAAAAATGTATTATATAAATTATAAAAATCAGAGCCTTGTTTTGTGATTGAACCTTTTATAAAAGTTGTTTGACTTTTGCGCAACTTTTTATAAAAGTTGTTTAGGTTATCTTTCTAGTAGGAATCTCCGAAGAAACAAGATAAATAGAATTCTCAGTAATAATGATATACTCATTTCCACTTTTATAAAACTTTGAAATAGGACTCGTATACTCATCTTCACTCTTTACAAGTAGCTTTTCGCCAGTCTCCTTAACTCCAATGAGTGACTTCTTGTCGAGTGACGCCGTCCAGTAGTCTAACATTATAGGCTTATCCTCTACAACGGCTAATTTTGCAGCATGTTTCAAAGTTACATCAGATGGGAGTCTGTAATTACTATCAGCGCTTCCACTTTTTTGATCAGACATTATAATATTACCAAATTTAAAACCTTTAAATACTTTTATTCAAAAATAAATTATAAATCGTGAATCTAAATTAATCTCAAAATAAAAATATTTTAAATATATAAATGAATACTTTAATATGCAATTACTCATTGCAAACCATAGAAAACTATAAACCTATATTAATAAACTCGCTTAATGAAATTCTGGATAAATATATTGTTTTAATTTTCGAGTATCTTAGATACATAGTTGAAAATATTAAAATGAAAAACTTGGGACATTTTAAATTTATTTTAATGAGAGGACTTGAAACAATTACACACGTTTTCAATAATATTTTATTTTTTTCAAGAAACCTTGAAATGGCGTATTATCACAGCCAAAAAGCGTTTTATTACTATGTAGAGTTTATCGGACAAATTAATGAAGAACAAAACGTCTTTTTACAATTGAGCTCAAGAGACGCAACCATGTGCGTATACAAAAAAACATTGTTTGAAATACCAAACGATTATAAAAATATCTTTGCGCAGGTCAACGAAGATTATTTTTATAAATTTGACGGAATGCATTTGCATTGTCAAATTTATAAAAATGTATTAAATTATGTATTAAATGACAAATGTGCGCAAGAAGAAGGGGTAATGGAGTTTTTCATTTATAGACTTGAAATTTTATGCAATAAGTTAAACTCAGTCATATTATCAAATGAAGAAAGCAAAGTTATTGATTTTTTTATATGCAGTTTAAATACAAAAATTATTGACACTGAAAAATATTTTGAAGTTCTAGACCTTTTTGCGAAACGTGTATGCAAAACAAAATTTATTTTATGTGAAAAAAAAATAAAAAATAAAATTTTAAACGATGACTTTGACTCAAACTTAAAACAATCATCAGAAAAATTTATAACATGGGTGTTTTTATAATTATTTAGAATCTTCTATAGTGTTAACAATAATCGTCTTTTTACGAAGTTTCTTTTTTTTATCTTTATTCTGATTCAAATCATCGGGTGTTTTTATTTGACCTATTTTTTGAAATTCGACGGATAATAAATTTTTTAAAAATTCATAAATAATTAAAAGTACATTTTCATCGCACTTTCCAACTATGAGAACGCTACCAGTTCTAAAAATCATGAATGATACTTCGGTCATATTTTTATATTTTGTTTTATTTTCTTCTGAAATCTGACTTCCTGTTTGCATTTCTACATCAGGATTATAATAAAATTTGCATTGAATTCCTGGATAAGAACACGGGTCATATATTGATTGTATATTATATTTGTATTTTAGAATATCAAATAACGACTCGCGGTTAATATAATACCCACAATTAAAGTTTGAATTTATCAAAACTGTCTCGGTTTCGTCTTTTCTATACTCCAATTTATTGCTAAAATAAGGTTGTAGTATATCAATAATAACGGCCAAAGTTTTTTGAAATGCCTCTTCAGTTTGTATTCCTGGAATTTCTAATTTTCCAGTATTGAAAATTTTTACATGAAATTCTTTAAAAACACTTCCTATTTTTATTCGCAATATTAGCACAAAACAATTGTAAAACGCGCTCTTCTTTCTACATCTATAACTCATAAGGTCCTTCTTGGAAATTCCTATGCTAATTTTTCGAATATCCTTGAATTTTATTCTACCATTTGGATTTTTTATACTTGTAATTACATGTTCTTCAAAATATTTTTCTTTTTGCAATTTTTTTTGAACATCATCGAGTTCTTCTTGCGTTGAAGAGTTAATTTTTATCTGTTTTTTGATAACGCCAGTTTTAGGCTCAAAGTATGAAATTACTGGAATTTTCCAAAAAGTTTGTTTCAAATCAACTTCTTGGTTTAAATAAGATATTTTAGTTTTCGTTGAAACATAAATGTTTGTGGCAACAGGAGTATCAATTGCTTTGTCCAAATTAATGTTAGAATTTTCGCAAAAGTAATCGTCATATTCTTTTTCAATATCATCTTCTTCATTATATGGCGCGGACATAAAAGTTTCCCATTCATCATTAATATTTGATTGTATAGTCAAAGCCATACAAGTAGGTTTGTATTGTCTTTATATCTCTTTAAATTATTTTGATTCAATTATTTTCTAATAATACACTATATAAATGGAAGACAAACCTTGCAACGAAAGGATTTCTATTCAAAAAAAGGGATTACCCATAAAAAATATGCAAAATGAAAGTCAATACGAACTTAAACAAAGTATTTTTGACCCATCTAAAAGCTCTCCTCCAAATGTTTTTATGGAAAAACTAAGAGTCAGAATGTCTATTTATGAATCATTTAGCAAAAATTTTCCAATTTTGACCAATGAGTAGTTTACAGAATGATTACTTTTGCAATCTTGAAGGTGCATAATATTTTCTACAAAGTTAAGAAATTTATCTGATATTACACTTTCTCTTTTTCGAATAATATAATTGAACAGATATTTGATTATATTTTTTTTATCCACATTATACTCAGAGCTAATATTTTGTATATACGCAACTAGTTCAGAGAAAGTTTTTTTTGCTATAACTTTATCACAAAAACTTTTCCAGACGTCGTCGTCAATTATGTTAAATTTTGAATCTAAAATAGCTTGATTTCCCTGCATAAAATTTATCATGCTTCTTATGTCGGATTTATATAATCTTTGTATGCATTGAAGTGAATGCAAATCAACATTCAGTTTCTCTTTTTCAGATATATTTTTTAAAAAATATATAATGTCTTGCTCTGGAAGTTGATTAAATCTGAGGCGCAAGAATTCCGTTTGTAGTCCTTCATCGATTCGACTAATATAGTTACAAATTAAGCAAAATCTGACATTTGTTGAATAACTTTGCAATAAATAGCGAAGTGCTTGCTGAGCGTTTTTGGTCATGTAATCAACTTCATCCAATATAACAAATTTAACGCCACTATTAAATAATGGTTTTGAATTAACAAAAAGATTTATTTGATTCCGTATAATATCGATGCCCCTCTCGTCAGACGCATTTAAATGTATCATTAGTCCCTTATTTTTGTTATTTAACTTTTCTTGATATGCATTTACTAAATTAATAATTGTTGTCGTTTTTCCTGTCCCTGGAGGCCCATAGAAAAGTAAATTTGGGAAATAAGAGGTTTCAATAATATTTTTTAATATTATTTTATTTAACGGGTCCAATACAATATCATCAAATTGATTTGGTCTATATTTTTCAACAAGTGGACAAAAAGTGTTTTGCTTTAACATAAATATAATAATATAAGTTTGATAAGTTTTATATAATAATTTACGCGAGTATTATATTTAAGGTTTATATAAATTTGAAATTTATCTAAATATGAACTTCAAATTTTGTATGCTATATGGGTTATTTTCATATAATGGTGTATCCCAATTTATTTTCTTGTGGAATAAATACATATTTTTTTATTATATCAATTGCAAATTTAGGTAGTGAAATTTCCTTTTCATAAAATGTTTTACCTGTGTTTTTTTTATAGTGCGTTATATTTTGATAAAATGGAAATTTTTTTTTTAGATTATGTTTTTCTTGTAACATATTCAATATTTCATGCGTATTTTTTTTTAAATTTTTATAAGTAATTAATGAATAATTTTTTACTTTTTTTGGCATAATGTTAATTAAATAAAAATTTTTATAAAACCGCATTTCAAATATGTTTCTATACATTTTTTTTGTAACATAGTTTAAATCTTCAAGATGTACCGAATTGTCTGGGTGAACGGAATAAAATCTATTCAATAAAAAAGCTTTTATATTTCTTCGACTTCCGCCAACATGATGTTGCTCTTTGTAAAAACTATTAATCCAGGAAATGGGATCTCTTACAATTCCCAAAAATAAAGTAGTATTTACGTCTTTTGTGTTTTGTAAATTACGATGGCCAAAATAATGTTTCCACCCGTAATCCCATGTTACATTTATATCAAAATTTTTTAACATTAACTCTTCTAAATAATTTGTTCCGCTACATCTTTCTCCGTAAATTGTAAATTTGTTGCACATTATATAAAAGTGGATATAAAATTACTAATTTTATTACTAACATAAAAATTGAATAAAGTATATTAAAGTTTAATTGTTTGATTAACAAATACAATGAATGCATATCTTGAGCTTATTACTGGCCCAATGTACTCAGGTAAAACCTCTAAGTTATTGGAAATTTACAAACATTATAAATTTTGCAATAAATCTGTCGCAGTTATAAATCATTCTAGTGATATTCGTTATCATGAATCTATGATGTCTAGCCACGACAAAGTTATGATTCCATGCATTCAGTCTTCTAACCTTTCAACAATATGGTTTTATACAAATTTGGAAAATAATATAAATGAAACATTAGCAAACAATCACATGCAATTAAGAAATGCCGATGTAATTTTAATAAATGAAGCGCAATTCTTCGATGACCTTTATGAGTGTGTAAATGATATGCTTAAAAATAAAAAGAGAATTTATGTATCTGGCCTTGACGGCGATTTTGAAAGAAAAAAGTTTGGCCAAATTTTAGACTTGTACCCAATTTGCGACAAAGTCAGTAAATTGTCGTCTCTTTGCAGTTTATGTAAAAATGGTGAACCGGGAATATTCTCATTGCGTTTAAGCGGAGAAAAGGAACAGGTTTTAATTGGTAATGACAATTACGTTCCTGTTTGTAGAACTTGTTATGAAAATAATTATTAAACTGAGCCGGATTATACTTAATGCTGGCATTTTACAACTTTACACATTTAAAACTCTCACTTCGCAGGCAGTTATAAGTGAGCAAGGTGATTCTGATTTCACATTTTCATTGTGCAAAGGAGTAAAAAACGCATAATATATATTTTTTCAAAATATATATATGAAAATGATTTAAATTATAAATGACAATTATAATTATAATTCTACAAATGATAAATTTGGAAGAGAGCGAAAAAATTGTTAAACCTAAAAGGGGTAGAAAATCTAAAAAAGAACTTGCCGCTTTAGCTAATAATAACGATACTAATAAAACAATTTTAAAAGACAGCGCTGAAATGAACATTGCTATTGAAGAAAAAGAAGTATTAAATGAACAATGCACTAGTATTTTAGATTTCATTGAAGACGCAAATATAATAGTAAAGACTTCTACAGAAGACAATAGGCCTCCAGCAAAAAAACGCGGAAGAAAACCAAAAGGAGGTAAAATAATACAACAAGTTGTTCCTGTTAACGTTTTTAAGGAAGAAACCCCAAACGTTATTTTACATCTTAAGTGTTCTTTAAAAGACTTGCATAGCCAAAATATTTTTTCCAACAACCTAGAACCATTTCATTTTTCTAATAATAAAAACGAATTAAATTATAATTTATTAGAAGGCGACCCGCATAACAACATATCAAACTTTAATTCGGAAAACCAAAAAATTCACTTGGATAATAAAGCTACAAATATATGTTTTGAAGAATCTGAAAATTATGATTCGGAGTTTGAAAAAGAGGTTGAAAGCAAACAGGTTTGGAAAAAACTAAAAAACTTAGAACATAACTTGCATTCAAATAACATTGGTGATAAAAAATCGGCGTGTTTTTGGTGTACTTACGAGTTTGATAACCCTCCAATTTATATACCGAAACATTATATAAAAGGCTCATATCAAGTTTATGGATGTTTTTGTAGCCCAGAATGTTCAGTGGCGTTTTTAATGGAAGAAAATATTGATAGTTCAACCAAATTTGAACGTTATCATTTATTAAACCATATTTATGCAAAGGTTTATAACTATAACAAAAATATAAAACCTGCACCAAACCCGTATTATATGTTGAATAAGTATTATGGAAATTTAAGCATACAGGAGTATAGATCTCTTCTACGCAACGAAAGATTTTTTTTAATAGTTGATAAACCTCTCACTAGAATTTTACCAGAACTACACGAAGATAATGAAGACCATATTATAAATAACAAAATAATACCAACTAATAGTTTTCAAGTTAAAAAGAAAATACAAAAAAAACAACAAACAAAGAGTGCAATACTAAGTGAAAAATTTGGGATGCAAAGCAACATTTAAATTCACCTTTGGAATAGCGTTATCCACTGGGATCCTGGATTAAAAAATTAATTTTCAATAAATAAAAGTTGTTATTGAAAATGGTAAGGATCTTTCCTTCCCGAAGGGCGGGAGGGTTAAGAAGTCCGGCTTTGCCGGATTCTGTAGAGCGTGTGGCAACGTAGTTAAACCGGGGTTCTCCGCTACTTTTGAAAAGGTGGAATTTATGTTTTGCTCCATTTTTTAAAGTGGATGTTTTGCTCCACTTTTTTTAAAAGTGGATGTGTTACCATATTTCTTCTATTTCAGTATACATTTTGCTTCCAGGAGTAATGTTGAAGATGCGTTGAAAGTTTTTTGAGTTAGAGAGAACGCAATTAACACGATACTTTGAATATGCGTGTTCATCTTCATTAACATTTTTTTTATAAAACTTAATGCTTTGATTTGATCTCCAATTTCTAGCATAATTGGTATAAAATTCTTTCAAATAGGCGTCCTGTTCTGCGTTACTAATTTCTTTATCATTTAAGTAGTCAAGTAAAACGGCTTCTGTTAATAAAAACCCACCAATATCTGCTATATTTTCTGTAAGACTTAATCTCCCGTCTATTTTAAAGTTGTCCATTTTTGCAGCATTTTCGTATTGCGCTACTACTTTATTTTGTTTTCTCTCATATTCTTCCATGTCATTTTTATGCCACCAGCCATTTTCAACATAAACTCCATTTTCGTCATAATAATATCCATCATCGTCAAATGCATGTATCATTTCATGCCCAATTGTTGTTCCTATTGATGCCAAATTATACGATATATTTTTTTCAATGTCAACAAATGGTTTTTGCAATATAGCATTTGGAAATATTAATTCATTTTCTAAGCTATTATAATAAGCGTTTACATCATAGACATTTTGATCTTCCATTTGTATCCAAATATTTTTGTCAGATATTTTTTTTCCAACCAAGTGTATATCTCTATTTATAGTCCACTTGTTAAATATGGAAAAATTGTTCCATGCATCAACAGAAGAATACTCTATGTCAGGGTCAGGCTCCCATTTTTCTTTAAATCCAACCACAATAGTCATATTTTCAAGTTTTTTTAGCGATCGAGCTTTTGTATCGGAATGCAGCCATTTATTATCTATTAATTTTTTTTTGAAAACTTTTGTATAGCGACCAATTAAGTTTTTTGTGAAAGCTATTTCTTTTTCATTTTTAAATAGTTCAAGATATTTTTTGCTAACGTGAGTATTCATGTAAGTTTCAACATTTGTTAGTGCAATTTTTTTTACATCAGTAGTTTTATTAATAGGAATTTTATTTATCTTATTGAAAAAGTCTAAAAAAATGCGAAACAATTCTTTATGGAATTTTGATGCAACAGAAATAATTTGGTAAACCCAATAAGTTTTCCATTGGTCATCATTCCAATTTTTCAAAAGTTGCAATACATTTTTCATATATTTTGGATTTTCAATAACTACCTTTTTTGGAGGCATTTTATATCCAATGCAATGTGAAAATTTATTCAAATCTAATCCAAGATCATTAGCGCATTTATCCTTGTCATAAACATTGTAAATGTTTTTAATATAAAGAAAATCTTTATGGGATAGTAAATGTTCGGCTAATTTTTTCTCAATCTCAAAAATGTGGTTGACGTTGTACGAATGATTTTTACCAAAAACAACGTCGAATATCTTTCTTAAAAATTTCAGATAGGCTTTACGAACGCTCCGATATTTTTTTTCATTACTAAAATATGTATTTTTATTCAAGAAAGTTATGCCATTTTCTGTTAAATGTAAAATATAGTCGTGGGTTTTTTTTGGATCAACGTCAATATCCATTCCTATAGGTGCATTTATCCCTTCATTTATAAACCAAGCAATGCATTTGAACGCATTGTCATTATTTTCTCTATATTTATTTAACTTTTCTATATAGTTTTGCATCCGTTTTTCGACCAAGTCATCATTCCAGTGGGTTGAAGATTTATAAATGTTTCGCACTTGTTCGCCGTTTTTTGTTCTCTCTTTTAATAAAGAATCTAAAACATCGTACTCCATTTGATGGTTTACTCGTTTTTTTATTATTAAATCCATAGTCATATTTTTATCTTTTGCATGACATTCTTTTTTTATCCAATCATAATTTACATGGCTATAAAAGTCTTGTTTAGTGCTAGGTTTATGATTTTTTTTTGTTACATTTCGTCTAATATGGTCATTTTTTATAGTTTTCATAATATATTCGTATATATATATTTGTATATAATAAATATATATTGCAAATTACTTGTCATTGTCTAGTTTTTTAGAATTATATTCTTTCATAGAGCCGTCAAGTTTGTATCTAATTTGTTTATAAATTTCTTGGTTTAAAGATGACGCCACCGGTGCCTTTTTTTCAGCTAGGCCAAAATAACCTCTAATTACAGCAATTTCATCATAATTATATTTTTTTAGTTGATCTCTTGCTACCTCATCAACGTAATCAGTTTGCGCCATTATCATTTTAACTTTTTTTTCTATATCTTCGTTTATTATAAAAGAAATACCATCGTTCATGTATAATTTAAATAAATTATTTTTTAAATCGTATTAAACGAATAATACTATATTTGACTATGCCGATTGACAACAAAAGAGTATTTGACACCAAGGATGTTCTAGATGAGCTGAATATTGTAGTACAAAAAGGATTGAATGAAATTGTTGATCGATTTATTAATAAGTTCAATTTATATGAGGAAACGCATAATTATGTTATGAATGCACCCTTTATAAAAAAACTTCTAATTGAAAATCCGTCAAGGCAAGAAGAATCTATATTTTCAACAACTTTATCACTAAATGCAAAAATTGATGCGCTAATAAAAGAAAATGAACGTTTAAAGGCTGAATTGCAAAAGTTTAAGCCAAACGAAAATATTTCTTTGAAGATAGTTGAATCAGATAATCAACAAGCCACGCAAAGTAATGAAAAAATGTATGAAAAAATAATGAACTCATCAGAAGGTCAAACAAAAAAAATTTTTATGAATAATATGTTCAAAGTAGTAGAAACAAACGAAAGCACTAGCGATGAGATTAGCGATAGTGAAAGCGAACAAGAGGAAAGCGAAGATGAAAGTGGAAAGGAAGAGGAAGAAGCAAGCAAAGAGGAAGATGCAAGCAAAGAAGAAGAGGAAGAGGAAGAAGCAATCAAAGAGGAAGAGGAGGAAGAGGAGGAAGAGGAGGAAGAGGAGGAAGAGGAGGAAGAGGAGGAAGAGGA